TCATAACTGTTATCTCCTGTATTTTTCCAGTCAATAGTTGTATCTAATCCTTCTATCTCCTCTAACTTTTCATTGCTATCTAATTTACGTCTTGTAAATCTACTAGCGGGAACTCTATATGCAAGTTCTGTTTTTGGTCGATCCATACCGTCTTGAATCGGTTTGAAGAAAAATGGATAGTTGACGGAAATTGGTACGATTTTATCGGTAAACATTTTCTTTGCATCAGCCCCTGACTTCGAAAGGACACCGTATCTAGCATCACTAGAGATAGTGGCAAGGTTGACAGTTTCACCTGATGCCATGAATGAAAAACCAGACCGTCTGTTTTTGAGGTAGCACATTCCGTAGCAACGGTAATCTGCTTTACAAGCTTCCCAGAATATATAGAATAATCTGTTTGCTTCCCTAAAATCTGCTTGCCCAACATCAATCTTGGACCACTGCAGGTACATGTAATGAGTACCAGTAATATAAGTAGCTTTACCTTTATTAGTGAACCAATAGCCTTCGTGGCGCCTAGCAAATTCTCTATCAATATACGCATACCATTTTTCTTTAAAATCATCTGGATATTCTTTCCAGTCAAATATTGTTTTAATTTTATTTAATGTTTTAGGATATTCATGTACTTGCCATTTGTCGTAATCCTTGTTAACATCTTTTTGTTTTGGTAATGCTATTTTTAAATTTTGTATTTCATAAACCTCACCTATTTCACCGGTTTTAGATATAACAATAACATCATATTCTTTATTGTAACCATAATCCCATTTTTTAGATTTATTTAATCTTTTTATGGCTTGTGGTTTTATATGATCAATTACTTTGTATAATGTTTGCTCGTACATTATTTAGATCTTCTTTCTGCAAAACCTCCAAAAGCTTCTTTTTTCTTTTCTTCTTTTGGTTTATCGTTTAACATATCCTCTTCTTCTTTAATACGGTTGAGTATTTCAAAAGCATCAAATATAGCTAACTTTTTAGTTGCAGCGGCGTTTTTTAATCTATCAGCAGATATATCGTCATCAGAATCTACAATAGCTTCTTTAGCTACTTTAATTAATTCTTCAACCGCTACGTGCCCAGCGCGGATTATATTCTTCTTCGTTTCCTTGACGTTCATGTTTAATTACAATATCATTAGATTTCATACAATAAAGACGTTTGCCATCAACGACAAAGTCATATTCTCCGTTAGGTGTGTAACCAACTAAGTCTCCCTCGTTGATTCCTAGCGCTTCTAAGGCACTATTACCATATTTTAATACACCAATAAGATATTGCTCCTGATCTGACACTGTATTGTCATTACTTTTGATTGGACTTATGAAACATCTATCATTGATAGTTATCCATTTATCTTTTCTTTTGTATAAGTAAACTTGATCTAATTGAACAAAATATAAACCATCTTTGAAATAAGACTTACTATTTTTTTCTTCACCTCTCATGTTGTACCATCTTCTAAACACGTTATGATGAATCATTATTAAATCACCTTTTTTAATATCAGTTTTAAATGATAAAGGTGTTTCTATAACTTTAGCTATATTATTTACAGACTTAAAAGTTTCTACTTGGGTATTGATTATAAGGCTTTTGTCACCTACTTTGACTTTATTAGAATATCGCTGGCCAACAGGCTCAACGATAAAATCAAATAAACTTTTCATTAATATTCTAAATCATACTCAACGGAGATTGCCATGTTACAGTTGAACTTTTTCCATGGCAATACCTCGTCTCGTTTTTTGATGTAAATATTATAAGAATTATCTGTCTTGTCAGAAAGTATATGAGATATTGTATGACCACCATATACTGACTGCCCCAACGAGTAGTGCATAGCATCAGTTTTATAGTCAGAACCAATACTTATCTTTCTAATTACAGACGACATTACTTCTTATCTTCTTCTTTTTCAATAGGAGTAAATGATCCATCTTCTAAATTAATATTAATAGATCCATACTCGTCTTCTAATTCTTTTTTGAAGTCTTCAGTCTGCTTGTTAACTTCATGGAACTTACCCAATACTGCGGTTTTTTGGGCTTCTAAAAATCCAACTTCGTTTAAAAATTTGTTTAATTCTTTTTGAAAGTCCTGAATTTTTTTCAGTTGGTCTTTGGTAATCATTTGTTTTACTTCACTCATTTTAATTTAATTTAATTGGTTATTAATGTATTAATATAGTTACAGGTTTTCTTCACTTTTTAAATAAACTTGTAGCTTTTTCAGTTGTCCGACCACCGAAATAGGCTAAAACAACAGACATCATTACTTTTTCAAAAGTATCGTTCCACGTTTCGCCTATATGAAACGGAATAGAATCTACGCTATCAAGTAAACCAGCAATAGAGAATATAACAATACACCACACTAAAACTAGTGGGCGTACATTTTTCGAAAGCCACGAATCTGACATTGAATCGGCTTTCCATCTTGATGTAACAGCTTCCATCTCTTTATTTTGTTGTTCAAATATAAGCTGTTGTAATTTTATTTTATCTTCACCACTTACGTCGGATTTACCGATAGCGGCTATAGCTTCAGCAGGTGATGTTACACCGCTTAGCACACTACCTAACGCAGGGTTAACTAATGATGCAGCACCGAACAATAGTTTACCTACTGTAGTTTCTGCGAATTTTTTTTTAGGTTTAGACATATTTATTCTGCTTTATATGCGGGCGCTTCCCACGGTAAAGTTTTATCACCTTCATCAAAAGATGATCTTAAATATTTTTTTCCTTTCCAGTACATTGCATCTTTATCATAATCTAAATCACCTCTTGCCATTTGATGTATATGAACATTTTCGTGATTTATAGTTTCTTTTATTAACTCTGGATCAGTTACATCTTTATTTATTAAAATGGTTCCCCTTTTGTCAGCTCTACCTATAACATCACTTTCTTCAAAAGCAACATTAACTATTGGAGTAGGAAATTTATCAAAAGGTGGTTTTAGTTTAAAACTCATTTTCCTGGAAACATTTTATTAAGAGTCTCTTTACGTTGTTGGCAGCCACAGGGTATGTTTAAACCCTGTGACACCGCATCAACAACTTTTTTAATACCAGTTGCTTTAGTGAAAGACTCTATTTTATCACCTAAGCCCCTAGATTTCATCTTAGCTAAATAATGCAGCTGAGAACTGAACGAACGTTAAAGCTTGTCCTGTTGCGCTAACTGTTGCTGGAATACCTCCAATAACTGCAACACCATTTCCTGGGCTTGCAACCCAAGTGTCTTGTATGATGTCAGCTACATTGTAAGTAGCAGCAGCAGCTGTGTGTGTTAATGTAAGTACATCTTCAGCAGCAATACCGCCTGAATTAATGTTGATAATAGTACTAGTAGCATTTACAGCTAGTACACTAATAATATCCTTTTTCTGGATAATTACACTTGTTTGTCCATTGACCGCTGGAAAAAGCGGGATTTTTAAATAACTCATAATAATTGTTTTTTGTGTTAATTTCTTAACTTGTTAATGGTGTATATATAAATGGTATTATCTAGGTATATTACTTATATTGTTTTAAAATTTTATTTAAACCTTTACTTTTAGAGCTGTAAATACCTTTATTTGGTCCACCGTAATTAGAAGCTGAATCAATATTTCCGCTTATACCAGGTTTGCCTTGTGTTATTGGGTACTTGCTACTGAAATTCTCTTCTATCTGATCTCCAGTAAACATTCTGCTCTTTGACATTGTTATTCGCCCTGCTTGATTCGCTTTATGAGCAATATTATCGTGTGTGCTTTGTTTTTGAAACGGGCGCTGTCCAAACCTTCCTCCGATTCTATCATATTCCTGATTAGATTTTTTTGTACTATCTATAGCTGCTTGCGCTTTTACAGCGTCTTTTTTAGCTTTAATAACTGCTATTCTATTTGATATTTTAGTTTGGCCACCTGTTTCTATTTGAGCACGAGTTTGATTTCCAAGTTTAATTTTTTCAATAGAAGTGTTATTAGTTTGAGAAGTTGATCCTTGGTTATTTTTACTATTAAAAGCAGAGTTATCTTGATCTAATTGTTTTAAGCTTGCAACTTTTGCATTAGCTTCAGCTGTTTGTGCTTCAGTAGGTTTAAAATTACTTCCTTTATCTACTAAAGTGCTTTGATAACTTGATAAATTATTTGTAGATTTTTTAGAACTAGTTTCACCACCACTTCCAGTTGAACTAGTAGATCCTGTATAACTTTTTTTAGTATAACTAGGTAATTCATTAATCGTTTTTGGATTTTTTACAGGTGGATCTGGATCGCCAATTTTATTTGCCCCATATGATTCTCTCATATAAGCAGCAGCACCTCCTGATATTTTACCAGGTTGCATCATTTCTTGATCTCCAACTAATTTATAAGCGCCAAGAGATTGGTTTTGGTTTTGGTCTCCCATTTGCTTGTAAGCTCCGGGCATTTGGTAATTGTCGTGACCATGAATGTTTAAATGCTCACCGTTGTTTCTAATGTGTTTTGCTGATCCCATTTTAATTTTTTATTTTTTGTTTATATTTTTTTATTCGAAAGCTATTATATCACTTAATCCATTACTTGTGTTAGTTATTTGAACAACCGATAAAGGAAGAACAAAACCTTGTGCTGGATTAGTTATTGTTACTGTTTGATTATCTATAGTTAAAACTGATATACTTGGAGCATCTGGATATACAAATGTTAATACATCGTTTGCAGCTATAGCTACAGGAATATTAGCATTTAAAGTAAAATCACCTGGATCATTAACCGTACTAACCACCCCAATAAAAAGATTGTTTTGAGTTGTATTATATACTAGCATATCTGGTGTAACTTTACCAACGCCTAGGTCAACTAAAAGATTAATATCAGCTTGACCAGCAGCGTCTCCAGAACCTATACCAGTTATTGCTACACCACCACCACTACCTAAAAAAGGTGCAGGTGAAGATCCTATGAATAAACAGTATTCTTTCCACGCGCCTTGTGGAATATCTGCTTGAACTCTACCATCAATTAACTGACCTGCAACAAGAGATGGAGCAATA